GCGGGAACAAGTTGAGGATAGCCTCACAACCAGAGTGGTTGACCGTTGGTTCTACACGGAAGTGTAGATGGATAGGTTAGGTCTGTACGTGGTTTGTAACAAACGCTACATAAGCATAGCTGTACCATACTTGACTAGAGAATTAATTGCAACTGGTTTCAAAGCCATAGCAACTTCCTTAATACCTTCAAGCATCAAACTAATTGGAGATTTGTGCTGGTTGTTGCTCTCTTGTTTCTTTAAAGGAAGCAAAGAGGCCGCAGCCTGCACAGTATCAAATCCAATAGTATCAGCATCAGTAGTAGTAGTTAAAGTCGCTGCAGACGGTCCTGCATATTCTGTATGTTGGATACATTCAACTAAGAATGAAGATCCAGCAACGCCAGTAAAAATGATAACCCCAATCGGTGATCCATTTGAGTAGCCGGGATTGTACGTATAACCATTGTTAAACGTATTATTTATGGCACTGAAAGGAAACAAAACCGACTGGGAAGTACCCGAATTTGTATTCGAGTATGTTGTCTCGTTATCATTTATACCATAACATGCAATGGAACAGGGTTCACGATCAATACTAGTAACACTGGTCTCTAAAAGAGCACCAGCTGCACTAGCAGATCCAGCATACCCCATAACATTGTCATGATTAGGTGTAACATAACAGTAATAAGCACCGGATTCATTCATCGTGGTCCCTGTATATTTTATACGAAGTCCAGATGAAACGATTCGTCCATACACCTGATAAGACCCACCTGAAGACAACAAAGATGTTGAATTGTAAGGTAAAGGTAGATTAGATGTAGTGACACCGGTAGTTATTGTATTGTTTGCAGAGAGCGGAGTAACCGCAAGTCCCGTAAAGGTGGCCTGTGTATACCAGAGAGCTGGTAAATCATTAGCAAGTGTAGGGTTCAATAACACAAAGCCAACACCACTCGTTCCGACGAATGCTGTAATACGAGTCACCGCCGTATTCTTCAAGGATGGTATTGAAGGGGCTCTGGGTACACAAGATTGTTTAGCACCAGGAGAAAATGGATCAGCAATCGCAAGTGCATATTTAATTGCACAAGGTGAAAGCTTTACACCATTATCTTTAGGGACTTTTTTGGGACGCATTTCTGCATTCCCTGTAAATATCCTTGCTGGAGCAAAAACTTTTTCTTGAGTACTTTGCTTTGAACGCCTTTGGCGCTTTTGCTTAGTAGTGAGGTTTGCTTTCTGTGAAGGAGGCATAATTATAGAATCTATAGGTCCGGGTTTAAACCCGGACCTGTGACCTCAAAAAGGTGTTCTAAAATATTCTCAACTTCACTCTTAGCTATAACCTCAGAAAGGTTCTTTTCATAGGAAGCCATATCGTATGTATCAGATTGTATGATACTATATGGGTAGAGGCCTTTGACACATTGCTCAAAACCAAAATAGTCAATAGATCCACGATACTTCTTTTCCGACGATGCTCTAAAAGAGCGAAGTGTACTAGAAGATATAGATCTGAATTCTAATTTGGGAGTAAAGTGTGAATCGGCAGTATGAATCATAAGTGTCTCCTCTTTGACAACATCCTTAGGGTTTTTATAACCTTCAGGCATGATATCATGGGTCTTGATACTTTGAATCACTCTCTCACCTCGATATGGTTCTTGGTATATCGGGGTATTTTCATCATACAAAACAGCTTGAGATAAATCAATTTCCCCGATGTGGGGTTTTTGATAAATCGCTGTTAATTGATTATGAAAATATAATCCCAACTGTCTTTGCCATCGTGTTAACGTTACTGGAATAGTTTCGCTGACTCTGATGAAGCCAAGACCACCAAGGATCCTAGGAAGGAACAGATTATAGAATCCTTTACGCGTAATCTGGGCAATGGACCTCTTATGGAAATAGAGAAATCTTTTGTGAGTATCAAGAGAATTGTAGGACCCTTTTAGGACTTTGTTATACAAATCCCAAATAGGTAACTTTTCTCCTACTACACCTGATTTAGATTGTCCTATTAAAAGGCCAACATTCAGGTAAGTTATCTCAACAAGAGAATTATTTATTGCATCATAAGTGAAACATTGAGAGTTAATAGTAAACACAGAGGAGTGCACATAGTTCTTACCCACGGATAATTTAAAACCAGCGTAGGTGATATACTTAAGCCAAATTTGATACATATCAGAATTGGTTCGAAAGTATATATCATCTCCATTGACCAATACAGGAAGGTCATATATGTTGACCTTAATTGGTGGTTTGGAAGGATTCAAAGAACTAATGTATTCTTCAAGGGCACATTTATAACAAATTAAATTTGCCAAACATAAGACAGGAAAGGAAAGAATACTTCCCATAAGCTGTCCATTTGCTTGGTCTATACAAAATTCATCAGGTGTTCCTTTATTTAACTCTGGATATAATTCATTCAACAATTTAACATATTTCTTAGGATAATAAAGACGTTGTTCATAAAGAACACGTCGTAGAATTTTCCTAATGTCTTCTGGAATATCACTTACAGCCATGTGTCGCTCAAAAATTAGTTTTGTGAAATTAATATTGAGTTTATCAGTAGCTGCTGAGTAATCACCAGAGACATGTAAGTCAAAATTAAGTTTAATACCGAACTTATCCTCAATCGTAGTCTCTTTCTTCCATACATTTCTGAAATCATCAGATTGTAA